CTAAGGCTTTCGTGAGAGAAAGGATATACGTCTTTAGTATATTCTCCCCTCAAACAAGTAAGCGATCACTTAAGTATAGATCTTAAGGGTAGGCTGAAAACAGCTTTATCCCAATCGAAATCCTCTTTATATTGAGGATTGATTAAAGATTCCACCACTATTCTATGCTCTATTATTCCCTTGTGGAATAACAGACCTAGAAGTGAGATCGCTTCCAACCCAACCGATTTTATTTTACTAAAATCAGTGGAACTACCATACTTAGAAAGTATGGCACCCAATGCTGGGATGTTATTTATCAAACCTTGACGGACTCATGTTACAGAATCTGCAACACGAGCACCGATAGAAGTCTGAGACATAACTTGTTGGAAAGAAATACTAGATACATTTGCTCCGGAAACAATGGTCCTTTTTGCAAATTCAAATACAGGGTTGTTCGGAGAGACTATAGATTTTGAGAGATTAATCTCAACTCCAAGTCCTTCCATAACTTCCAAATATTTATTTGCTAAAAGATCATTGAATATGACTATATCATCACCTAATACCTCATACCGCTCTTCTCACTTGGAAACATTTCCTATTTGAGTTGAACAGTATTGAAGAATTCAGTGATGTGTTATAGCCAAACCTGCCCATGAGGAAAGACCACCCATAGGTTGACCAACAGAATATTTGTACTCATTGTTTTGATCTTCGAGTAAATGTGGATATTTTTTACCCACACTTGCGGAAAACTTAAATGTACGATCAGCCATTAATGACTGTCATGCAGATGAGAAACCTTCTAACTTCAGCATACCTTCCAGAATTGATCCTGTTAAGGATCTAGGAAGTCTATCTGTTGCAGAAGATAAATCAAAACTATAAGCACAATTATAAAGTTTAGCTTTTTCTTTACTTCGTTCTACACTTTTATCCTGATCAAATGTTCCGTCATTTGGAATGACTTTTAGAACACTGAAAAGGTAATCGTGTAAAGGACGCAATACAGATTGGCTGATTGAATCAATAAGGGCAAAAACCCTTACTTTTCCAGCAGCTTCCTCTTTTATTGCGAACTGAGATAAAGAATTATCCTTTCAAGCTGATTTCTTAAAATTCAAATCTGAATAATTAAGTTGATCAACAATTGATTGGATACCACTTATTAGCGAATTTCATCTTGCCAGATTGTGACCCTTTAAAACAGACAGATAATTCTGAATGTTTTTATAGATAGCTTTCTGACTATCATTTCCTTCTGTTAACAGATAAAAATCTGTAAACAGTCCTTGGTAACTCATAGAGTTACTAGGAGATGATTTGTGTGATAAAACAAGCGTACGTGGAGCTAATAATACTTTAATCTTTGAAAGGTTTAATCTACTAAAGAAAGAACCTGCCAAAGCATAAGTATTAAGGTCAAGAAGAATCTCTGAAGAACCTTTAAAAGGATCATAGATACTGTTTATCTTGGTTTTTCCAATGATAGACATTATTCTATAAGATCCAAATAAAGATAATCAGAATCTCATCAAACTAGAACTTCCTTGACGGATTAAGAGGCGGTCACTACGATTAATAATCGCAGGACATCCATTTATCAGTCTTGGAAGAGGTATGTTTGGTTCCAG